GCACGACATCGGTGCCGTCGCTGCTCAGGATGACGGTGACGCCCTGCGGCACGACGACGGTCGCGCCGCCGCTGGCCGGGGTCTTTGCGGTGATGTTCTGCGATCCGCCCTGATTGTTCTTGACGACCCATTGCCCTGGCGTGCTGGGGAATACCAGGTTGATGCCGACGGACGGGGTGCCGGTAAGCTTCAGTTGCGCGTTGCCGTACTGCGCGGGCGTCAGCGTCACGTCGGAGCCGCCGCCGACGTTCACGGTCGCCATGCCATCGGTTGCCGCGTTCACTGCGGACATGGTCGCGACGGAATTCGACACGTCGCCGACGGCTGGCGTGCCTGCGCGGTCGACGCCGCCAGTGCTGCGGATCAGCACCAGGCCGCCGTTGCCAGCGTTCAGCGACGCGACATAGCGCACGGTGACAGCGCCGCCAGAAACGATTTCGCCGCCGACCAGCGCAGTGTTATCGCCGGCATAGATCGGCTTTGCCGTGAGACCGGTCGTCGGGTCGTTGTTCGGCGTGAACGTGGCCGCGCCGGTATTGGTAGATGCCGCCTTGAAGCGATATTCAGCGCCGTCGACCCAGGCAGTCGGCGCGGCTGGCACGTTGGCGACGAATGCGTTCGTCGCGCCAGTGTCGGCCGCATAGTTCATGCCGCTGTCGCGCAGGCGGTCCAGCAAATAGCGCGTGCGGTTCGCAAGCTGCTTCGGCTGCGTGTTGGAAATACCAGTCGGGCCGCCCAGCACTGGGTCGGTCGTTTCGATCTGGTAGATGCCGGCTTCCCACTGGGAAACTTCGGTAAGATTGCTCATTTATGCGACCCCGTAGGAGTATGAACCGTCATAGTTCGCGGTTGCGTTGTGAATGAGTGCCGCCCCTGTGAAATCCAGCCCCAGCAGGTGACAGCGCAGCGGCGCAATCACGGCGAGGACTGCGCGCGCCTGGTCGGCTTGCGCGTTCGACAGCAGCTTGTTGAATCGGATGCGGTAATATGCCCAGTCGAGCGAATTGCCGTATGTGTTGAAGCCGTCGTAATGATACGTGCCGTCGTATTTCGCGTTTCGGCCTTCGTCGATGGTGATGTCGCCGAAGCCAATCGACGCGAAGAACTCGCGAATTGCGGCAATCGTGCCCTTGCGCTTGTGAACGCCGACAGAGCCAGCAATCACGGCGCGTTTCACGGATTCGGGCCAGTCGGTATTCCACTGGCCGACCTGCATCGTTTGCGCCAGCCAGGGCAGCAAGTTCGCGGGGCACTGGTCGACGTTGTACACGGTGCGCAGCGGAACGGGCACGTTCGACAGGCGCGACATCGCGCCTTCCATGCTGCGTTCGAATGGCGTCGAGTTCGACGGCAGCAGCCCGTTACTCACCGACGCCCCCATAAGTCAGGGTGATGGCCGTGCAGTTCGGAGCTTGCTTCTTCGTGATGGCGATGTCCGCCGACGGCGAAGTCAGCGCGACTTTCTGCACGCCCTCGACGCGCAGGGCGGCATACACGCCGTCGAGCGTGATATCGCGGCCCAGGCGCTTTTGCTTGGCGACGTATGCCGCAGCAGCGTCGTTCGCGGCCTGCATGATGACGGCGGAATCCGGCCCGTCGAACACGTACAGCGTCGCGACAATGGTGTAATTCACGATAGCGGCCGACTGCACGACGACCGTGTCGCACAGCGGGCGCACGTCTTCTGCGCTTAGTGCGGCGGTGACATCGGCGAGCGTGCCAGCAGGCGCAGTGCCGCTTCCAGTGCGCGACAGAACGGACACAGTGACGGTGCCGGGGGTATCACTGACAGCGCTCGCGTCCAGAACGTCGGCGTTCGCGCTTAGGGCGTGGTAAATGTAGGAGCCAACAGGGCCGGCAGTGCTCAATCCTTCGAACGACAGCAGCACGCGGCGACGCAGGCTTTCGTCGTCTTCGTAGACGGCGGCAGTCGGCGGGATGGTCGTGTCGTCGGCTGGCGTAATCAGCAGGCGGTCGACATCGAAGTTCGCGGCAAGGTTCGTCAGGTCGTCTTTCTGCGCGAACTGGATCATGATCGCCTTGCAGGCGTCGTTCACCCGCTGGCGCAGAAGCGTTTCGCGGTAGGCCGCGCACTCTGCCAGCTTGTATGCCGTGTCGCTTTCGACGGGCGCGCTGAATTCCTGGCCTTCGGCGGCCATGCGCGCGACCAGGTCGCCCAGGAGTTCGGACACGATGGTTTCGAAATCGACAGTCTCGACGATGTTCGGGACTGGCAATTGCGACAGGTCAACGGTGGTAGAAGTGCCAGCCATTACGAAACTTTGATGCCTTGCAGGGTAATTTCCTTTCCTTCGGGCAGGTAAGTGCCGGTCAGGTCGAGAACGACGGTGCCGATTTCCGATGAAACGATTTTCGTGCTGGTCAGCTTGAAACGCGGTTCCCAACGCTTCAGCGCGTCAGCGGTAGCGGCGTAAAAATCCATGATCGTGAACTGATTGAGCGGCGCATCGATCAGCGCAGGCAGGTCGCTGCCGTAATCGCGGCGCATAACCCGCGTGCCCTTGCGCGTCGTGAGAATGTCGACAATGGACTGCTTAAGATGGTCAATGCCACCCAGCGCCTTGCCCGTGTTTTTGCTCATACCGATCATGCCGCATTTTCAGCGGCATGATGGTTTCCTTCCTCTGGTGGTTTTCCGTCAGCCGATGGCCGCGCCAGTGTTCGGGCCGTCGTGTTCCTGGTGATGGTGCGATTTCAGGCCGATGCCGTCGGCCTTCACGTCGCCGCCTGTTACCTGGATTGACCCCGCGAACGTCGACACTGCGCCGCTTGCGCCAACGCCCTGCACTGCCATTGCACCAGTCACGCCCAGGTTCCCGTCGACCTGCATATTCCCGGTCGCGTGAACCTGCGGCGTGTCGAGCGTGACGCCGGTCGATGCATGAACCGTCGCGACTTTGCAGTTCACGACGACGTTGCCGTTTCCCGACACGTTGACGGTCAGCGTGTTGGATGCGCTGTCATACTCGACGCTGCTGCCGTCGGGATATTGCGTGATGTCCTTGTCCGCACTGGCCGACGGCGGCGCGTTGCCGTCGGAGTTGATGCCCAGCAGGACGATGCCCTGACCCATGTCGCCATAGGGTGACAGCAGCAGGCACTGTTCGCCGATGGTCGGCGGCGACCAGCGCTTGACAGCACCAGCGCGCAGAGCGAGCCAGGGCAGCCAGTCCGATTCCATGCCGCCCGCGTCGACCTGGCAACGGTAATTCGCCAGGTCGACGGCGGTGATGTTGCAAACCCGGATCAGGTTTGCAATCAGGCGCTCTTGTTCGCTTACGTTGTAGGCGGTCATGCGTTCTTCGTGCCGTAGAAAAGGTTAGCCCAGTCCAGAAGCTGCGCAATCTGCTGCGGGGTCAGCTGGCCCGAATACTTCAGGACACGATGAACCTGTCCGGTATGGAACAGCGAATTCGCGTTCGAAGCGCGGCGAGCGCCCAGCGTGGTATGCGTCAGGGTCGACGGGAGTGCCACAGACGATGCATTCACGAAACCGCCAGGTCCGTCCATGTACAGCGTTCCAGGGGCAGAACCGCTTCCGTAGACGCCGATTGCGACGTGAACGTTCGTGTCGTTGCCCTTGAACGACGTGCCATCTGACGCAGTCGTGCTGCTGGCGCGACGGGAAACGATGCCGCCGTTCGTATCCGGGTTCAGCTTCAGAATCTGCTGACGGTTGATGGTCGTCGTCGATGCCTGGTCGTCTTCGCAGAAGATGGCGGTATTGGCGGACAGTGCAGCGCCTGCCGAACTGAAAATCACAATCTGCGTGCCGCCGATGCTGGCCGATGCCGCTTGCAGGTACTGCGAAGAACTGCCCAGGAAGTCGGCCACGTAACGGCCGCTGGATGCCAGGACACGGTTCGGGCCAGTGCCGCCGCCGTTGGTAAGCGCCAGGGACGTGCCGTCGGTGCCGGCCAAGCCGGTAATCTGCGAACCGCTCAGAGTGACGGTGCCGGTGTTGTCGGGGTCAAGAGACAGGACGAGCGTCGGCGAGCCAGTCAGGGCCGGGGCAGGAACGCCAGAGCCAGCGGCCAGAGCAACGCAAGCCATCTGCACAGTGGTCGACTGCCCTACGCTGTTCGTGATGGTCACGCTGATACGGCCAGCGCTCGCCGAACTGACGGTGCCAGTGATAAGGCCCGTTGCGTCGTTGTAGCTCAGGCCAGACGGCAATCCGGTGACGCTGATGGTCTTCGCGCGCTGACCAGCAGCATCCGTGACCAGTGCGCCGCAGTCGCAGACTGCGTACAGGTCGAACGAATACGGCTGACCGACAGTGATGTTCGCGATGCGGTCGACGGTGGCATGCGGCCCGACCTGCAACACGATGCGATGCGGACGGCAAGTGCTGCCGGCCACGTTCACGATGCGGTTGATGATGGTCTGCCCCGACTTATCGGAAATGGTGCCGCTCAGGGTGCGCGTGCTGCTGTTGTAGCTGACGCCCGTCGGCAGAACCTGCCAGCCGCCGTTGATGTTGCCGGAAGGCTCATTGACTTCCATCTGCACGCCTTCGACGTATTCGTTCGTGCCAACATCGACGCCCCACAGGTCGACAGATGCAGGCAGCA